ACCAACTCATGATTACGGATCAAAGAATAATTTATGGGAGATGTATAACCATACAACTTTTGTAATGAAAGACATCCACCCTAGGTTATGGATGAAAAACCATATAGCTTGTCATGATTTTTTCAGGAGAGAAATGGGAATATACACTGAAGGTGTTGATTCTAATGTTAATCAACCACTTGACCCACGTAGACAATTAGAATTATTTGAAGAACTAAATGCATGATTATGAAAGTTAATGAATATGTAAACAACCTTACACAGTTGTTAAAGAAAAATCCTGAGATAGCTGAATTAGAAGTAATCTATTCTCAAGATGCAGAGGGTAACTCTTATCAGAAAGTGTTCTACAGTCCATCAATTATGAATACAGAAGGATTAGAGAATGCATATGTTACAGGAGTGATGAACATAAACCCAGATGAGATAGATGTAGAAACAAGTGCATTATGTATAAACTAATGAGTAGGGTATTAATAACAGGAGGAGCAGGTTTTATTGGAAGTCATTTATGTGAACAACTACAGAAGCTAGGGCAAGAGATAATAATCCTTGATAACTTTAGCACTGGAAAGGTTAAGAACTTATTTCCATTAAAGCCTCAACCTTTAGTAATAATCTACGAGGTAGGTAATGCTATGTGGGGACATTTACCTGATATGCAGTTTGATACACTCATTCATTTAGCAGCGCCTGTGTCTGTAGAAGAAAGTTTAAATAATAAACAGAAGTACCATGATCAAATTGTTGATGGTTCAGCTCTTTTATTTGAATGGGCTATTAAACAGTGTGGTTGTAAAGAGATAGTTGTAGCTTCTACAGCTGCTGTGTATGGTAATTCAAGAAGCTTTCCTCTATCAGAAAATAGTGATTTAGACCCATTGAATCCATATGCAACATCTAAGTATATGATGGAAGCACTCTGTAAAACAGTACCAGATGATGTTTCTGTAGCAGTACTAAGATTCTTTAATGTTTTTGGAGAGAGACAGCTCAATGAAGGTGGATACCTATCAGCTGTACCTATCTTTCTGAATCAATTTAAGAATAATCTTGAGCTAACAGTAACAGGAGATGGTCAACAGACTAGAGACTTTGTATATGTTAAAGATGTAGTTGATGCTATCATAGCTGCAATAGGAACTAAAGGAACTTGGAACGTTGGTTCTGGTCAGGAGGTAAAGATCATAGATATTGCTAAAGCATTTAGTAATAATATAAAATTTATACCTGCTAGAAAAGAAGCTAAGAGATCTTTAAGCAACATAAGTAAAATAAAGAAAGACTTGGGTTGGACACCACAAGTAAGTTTAATTAATTGGATAAAATCAATAATATGAGAAAATTTGAATACGAATACTATTGTAATGACTGTAAAGATGACTTTATTAGCAACACAAAAGAAACTGACTGTGCGCAGTGTTTATCATCTAATATAAAATTAACAGCAATCGAACAATGGGAAGATTAAGTTGATTTGTAGTATAAAAGTCAGGTTTGTACTGACATTAAGACACAAAAAAAAATAAATATAATGAATTGGAATAAATTTAAAGAAAACTTTCATCCAAGTTGGCATGAAAAAATGAAACCTTTTATAGAAAGCGATGAGTGCAAAGTTATCTATGAGCATCTTAAAAAAGAAAGCAAGAGAGGTAAACAAGTAGCACCATTGTCTAGTAATGTATGGAAAGCTTTTAAGTTAACAGATTTAGAAGATCTAAAGTTTGTAATGATGGGAATGTGTCCATATCATACTTTTAAAAATGATTTACCTGTAGCTGATGGTTTAATGATGAGTTGTTCTGTTACACAATTTATACAACCTTCTTTAACACAGCTTTATAAAGCATTTGAAACTGAGTTTCATAATGGTATGAATCTAAGTTATGACCCAACGCCAGACCTTAGTTATTTAGCTGAACAAGGTGTTCTTTTACTTAATGCTGCTCTGACAACAGAGAAAAATAAAGCAGGTTCTCATTTACAAATATGGGAACCCTTTATTAAGTACTTGTTTGAGTACATACTTGTTCCTTTAGGAGTTCCAGTTGTTTTCTTTGGTAAAGATGCAGGTAAGTATCAAAGATATACAGGAATTTTCTCTCATTCTTTTGTAGTAAGTCACCCGGCCAGTGCTTCTTATAAAGGAATAGATTGGGACTCAGAAGGAGTCTTTAGTAAAATAGATCAATTATTAATGCAAACTAACGGATATAGCATCAAATGGCTAAAAGATTGCGAAAATCCATTTTAAAAAACAGAAAAATGAGAGGAACATTAACAACAGACGCTGGGACATTACAACCAGGAGATGAAATTATTACTAACCAAGGCTCAGAGATGAGATATTATGTAGTGGAGGAAGCTCCACGAGTTAGTAGACTAAAAACTTGGCACAATGGTAAAACACGATACGTTGCTACAAAGTGTAGAGTTGCTATGGTAATGAAGACAACAACAGGTACAAATGCTTATACTAATAGAACTTGGACTAATACCTGGAAAACGTATGAGTTCAGAGTGCCTAATGAAAACGATCCAATAACAAAAGTGGATTTAAACTTTAAAGAAATATACATAACTAATAAAAATCAAAATGGATAACAAAAAAGTAAACATGCCCATTAAAATGGAAGATCTCCAAGTAGGAGATGAAGTAATTGTACGAGGTCTAGATCTTAACTACATGCAAATTGTAAGACCACCAAAACAGAAACAATACAAAAATTGGAATGGAGCACCCTATATGGGATGGACAGCGTCTGTATGTAATAGAATCAACAGCAAATTTGGAAAAAGGTTTGCAGATGATAAACAAAACGTAAGATTTGATTTTGATTATAAATCAATCTGGTTAGTAAAACGAGGAGATAATAATTAATAAATAAGAACAGAAATGATTTTAGAAAAACAAAAAGAAGCAAATATCCTACAATCAGGATTAAAAAATGAGAGTATAGGAATGTCCCTAGACTTAGATTCTGCACAAGTATTGATGCAGATGTTAAGTAAGAATCTTTATTCAGATTCAATAGGCTCAGCTATTAGAGAGTGTGCTAGTAACGCTCTAGATAGTCATAGAAGAGCGCAGGTTCAGTCCCCAATTGTTGTTAAATTTGGGACAAACGATCAGTATAATTACGAATTCTCTGTAGAGGATTTTGGTATTGGTTTAGATGATAATGATGTAAAAAACATTATTAGCAAGTATGGTAAATCTACTAAACGTGACAGTAATACAGAACTTGGTATGATGGGTCTTGGTTTCAAGGCTCCTCTAGCTTATGCCAGTAGTTTCTATTTTACATGTAGAAAAGATGGTGTAGAACGTAAGTACATGATGTATGAGGGTGAAGATACTAACAGTATTGATTTAATTTACGAAAATCCCACAACTGAAAAGAACGGTGTAAAAGTAATTATTCCAGTCTCTAGATCAGATAGATGGGATTTTGAAAACAAAATAAAAGAACAACTGGCTTATTTTCAAAATGTATACTTTGATACAGATAATATAGTAGATAATGACTTTGTTATATATAGATCTGAAACGTTTCAATTTTCTGAGCTATCAAGTGATTCTAATTTACATGTTTGTTTAGATGATGTATATTATCCATTAGACTTTCAGAAGTTAGGCATAGATGCTATACAGCTGCCTTTAGGTTTAAGATTTACTCTATCAGATGGATTATTTCCTACACCAAATAGAGAAGCCCTAAGGTATACTTCAGAAGCTAAAGCAACAATACTTAATAAGATTTCTGAAGTAGGTGATTATATGGTAAACAAGTATAATGAAACTATTGATACAACTAATACAGATGTTATAGCTGCTATTCGTCACTACACAAAACAAGACCGTTATGTCAATTTAGGAAAAGGAGATTTAAATATATCAGTTCTAGTTAGTTATGCTAAAGTAAAAATAGCAAAACCTGTTATACCTAACCTTAAGCACATTGATCTACAGTCTTGGATTAAGACTTCTAAACATGGTTATTTACTGCGTGAGTATGAAGTTAAATATAGATTAGAAAGTTCTAGATTATCAGAAGTAAGAAATTCCTGGAGAGATAGCATTAGTTGGGATACTGATTTCAAGAACTTTTACATATTTAAGGATGCTATGCGAGGAAATAAGAAATCTTATATTAAGTTTCTAAGAGAAGATGCAAACATTACTAAGTTTATTAAAAAAACTACTAAGCTTCGACTAGGTGATAGATTTGATACTGGAAACAATACATACTATGAAATTCTTAACCTTAAGAACTTTTCTAAAAACATATGGAGAGAAGTGATAAAAGAGTTTCAATGGATGGTTAGTGAACTGATAAAAGACATTCCTTTAGTTGATGACATTGAAGTTTGTCAACAGTGGCTTGATGATAAAAAAGCTGCAACATTACTTAAAACTCAAAAAACTAGAGATTCTAGATCTCCTAAACTTGAAGGAGATGTTTCATGTAAGGTTGCTTCAGAGTTATTAAGATATAACGATGGTAGAAACTGTAAATTTGTAGCAGGTAAACTAAACGTAAGTAATGTAAATGACACTTCTTTAATTATCTTTACACACCATGATGATTTTCTTAAGCTAGATCCTTTATATAAGGTAGCTCAACGTAATGATATTGTATTAATTACAGTGTCTGGTAGAGAGTTAGACGGAATGAAAGCAATTGAGAAAGATAACATATTGCACTATGATGAATTTATGAAAGGTGAAAATATTAAGTTTAAACAAATTGTAACAGCTTTTAAAATTAAAAAACTTAAAGGTGAATATTCAGATATATTTTCTAGAGATGGTATTTCTTACATCAATAAACTACATAGTACATTAGGTACAGACATTGAGCAATTAGATACCTATCAACATTTACATATGCCAAGAACCATTTCTAATGAAGATATATTAAAGGTAATGTCAGATTTTGCACTAGAAAATAAACTATTTGATTCTACAATTTGGCATACTTATGTAAAAGTAAATAAAACTATAATCAATCATGGATATATAGATACTTTAATAGGTAGAATGTATTGGAGGGCAATTAATGAATTCCTAGAAATTATTTCTAACATGATGGATTATCATAAGTTAGAAGGTCGTATTGAATATAAATTAAAAGAAAACAATTAATAATTAAAAACAAATAGAAAAATGAGTAAATTTTTAAGTTTAGAGTGGTTCAAAGGAAAAGTAGAACACTCAATTGATCAAGTAATTAGCAACAAGTTAGAGAGCTTGATGGAAGAAGATTCAAAATTGAATTCTTCTGAACCTACAGAAAAGCCTTATGTAAATGTAAAGCTTGTAAATAACATAATGACTATTGTTATGTCAGATTATTCTATTATGACTAAAATAAATGCTACAGAAGAAGACTTTCATGCAGTTGAGTCAGCTAAAGATCTTGCTGAAATTATAATGATAGTTAGCGACCCTAAAGTAGTCAGTGATAAACTAGAACGAGAAGCTGAAGTTAAAAAAATAAGAGCTTTACAAAAAGGTTCAGCTCAGCTAGAATTGTCAGGCGAGTTTACTGTAAAAGATGGTTCAGTTTACCTAAAAGGTATATCTAGATCTCTTCCAAGAATATTAGTTGAAGAATTTATACAAGTAGGTTGGGAGTGCACAGAAAACAATGAATCTTTAAGCACCAATGACAAGTTTTTGTCTCTTAAAAGATTCTTTATGTGGTGCTGTCTTAATCCAAGAGCTGAAGTAGCTCATGAGTTATACAGATTTCTAAAGGAAAACAGTTTCCGTATTACTAAACAAGGATTCTTTGTAGCTTTGCGTAATGTAGTAACGTTACACGGTAGCCCAGAGCTTGTACATTTTGTATCTAACACATACAATAAGGTGAAAGCAGTATGGAAAAAGAACCCAGACACTTACACTGTGTCCTTACAAAACGATGAGTATAAGTTGATTCATGACGATAAATTATATAATGAAGAAACACACACTAGTACTGTTTGTCCAGATTGTGAAGGTGAAGGTGGTTACCATGATGAAGGTGATTGTTATGATGACGAAGATGAGTGGAATGAAGGAGAGTGGATAGAATGTGATACATGCGATGGTACAGGTGAGGTAGAACCTTATGAGTATACAACTTCTGTAAAAGTAGATCATGGAGAAGAGATAGGTAAACTCACTGATCTCTATTTAGATCTTCCTAACAGAGCTGAAAATCGATTTACTGATGACTGGACTAAAACATTTGACATACGTATTGGTAAAGTGGTAAACATGCCACAGGAAGATTGTAACTGGTCAACACAAGATTGTGCTGCAGCTGGTTTACATTTCACTTCTGACCAGATACATTATGTAGGATGTGGTGATCAATCTGTTCTAGTACTTATTAATCCTATGAAAGTTGTAGGTATAGGTCAACATAAAGGTAGATGTTTTGAGTATTTACCAATCATGACTGTACCTAGAGAAGAGGCTACAGAAATCTTACACGATGTTAGTTTCAATACTTTAGAATTAGATGAAGATTATGCAATACGTGAGTTAGAGTCTCTTGAAACTAAAGTTCAAGAAGGTTTTGTAGCAGAGAGTTCTAAGTATGAATTCAACTTGCCACATATATCAATGTCTGAAATTCGTGATATTGCTAAATCATTAGATGACATGCGTTTAGATATTAGTAAGCGAGTAGTATCAGTAGATTAATTAATTAGGGGAGCATCATATTTTTCACTAAATTTGTTGTTCCCTTTTTAATAAAAATATTATGGCAACAAAGAAAACAGTAAAAAAGTCTAGAGTACCGAAAACCAGAAACGCTGGCACAATGACAGAATCCATGTTTTGGTCTATGTTAAGAAGTGCACTTAGACAAAAAAGTAGATGGTGGAAACCAATTGCTGAGTGTAAAAAGTTAGCTCAGCGAGCATACAAAGGTCCTAACAAAAGACAGAAGTGGGAATATGAATGTAGTAAGTGTAAAGCTTGGTTTAAAGCAGACGCAGTTAATGTAGATCATATAGAACCTGCAGGAAGTTTAAACTGTTCAGAGGACTTAGCTCCATTTGTAGACACACTTTTTTGTGAACAAGAAAACTTACAAGTACTTTGTAAGACTTGTCATGATGAAAAAACACAATTAGAAAAACAGTTAAAGCAATTTAAAAAGAAGAAAAATGGATAAAGAATTATTAAGACAAATAACTCAACCAAGTCACTATGACTCACGGAATACATTAGATGTAATAGACTTTTGTCACCAGTATGATATTTCCTTTTCGAGAGGTAATGTGATTAAGTATCTCACTAGAGCAGGTCGTAAAGACAATGAGTTAGAAGATTTAAACAAGGCTTTAGAATACTTAACTAGAGAAATTAAACATGTTAAAAATTATACATTATGAGACAGATAACAGAAGATGCATATTTTGCATTTAATTCAAGGAAAAAATTTAGATTATCAAACACTGAAGTTAGGGTTCATGATGACGTAGTTTATTTATTATTACATGATAATAAAATAGCTAAGCGAACAAAGAATGGTTTATTTTTATCTCACGCTGGGTGGCCTACTAATACAACAAGAGAAAGGCTTTCTCCTTTTGTAAATAAAATAAGAAAATGTGAAGGGGACATTATAATAGAAGAAAAAGTTAAACTAACTAATAATTGGACACATTATGATCAAAGGCGTTAGAACAACAGGTATACAAGAAGTTGATATAATCGTTAGAGAGGTTAAAAATATGCCTTCAGAATATGATAAAACAGAAAGAGTGTTAATAATAGATGCTGATAGTATTATGTACTTTGCATCACACTTTCCTGAAGATTCTCTGATGGAGTTTCCAACAGAAGAAGACAGAATAGAAGAAGCTAAGTATAGAACTAGAACTAAATTACATGAGATACATAATAATATAGAAGCATTTTATAATATACAAGAGACTTTTATATTTATAGGCGGTCAAGGTAATTTTAGATATAAAGTGTTTCCTGATTATAAGTCTAATAGAAAAGAAAAGAATCCATTAATTCCAATAATTGCAGATTACATGTTAGATGAACTTCATGCTATACCTTCTATAGGGGCAGAAGCTGATGATTATGTATATGATGCTACAATTATAAGTGAAGGCAATTGTGTTGTAGCAGCTATAGATAAAGATGTATTCTATAATTGTCCTGACATACCTTTTTATGATTATAGAAGTCACGGTAACACTCTAGGGGAGTTTAAGCATATCTCTAAGGAAGAAAGTAGACTAGCTATAGCTTCTCAAGTAGTAATAGGAGATAGCGGTGATGGAATTCCAGGAGCTTATAGAATAGGTAAAGTTTGGTGTGCTAATAACATGCACTTAGGAATGACAGACTACCAGTTTACTAAAGCAATTCTTAAGGCTTATTTAAAAACAAACGGAGGTAATGCATCAGAAGCTAAGAAACAAGCAAGACTTTATTATAAAGTATTAAAACTATATACTCAAGATGAGTTAGATAAAATTATTAAACAAAATGAATAAAACTATAACTACAATATTTATGGTTCCCACATTAGCAATACCCAAAGGTGCATTACGTGCTACTGGGTTTGTTAATGCATTTATTTCAGACAAAGATAGAGAAGAAGACTATGGTGAAAACAAAGTTATATATCTTCTATTTAAACCTAATGACCTAGATGAGTTTAGATTGTTTGTAGACAATGAATATGATAGAACAGAAAACATTATAGAAGACTATGATTACTCCGAAGGATATATTGTAGTAATCTATAAGTTAAATCTTAAGTATTCATCAGACTTTGAACTTGTTAGGGAAGGTAAATATTCTAAACTTTCATCAAACTTTAAAAAGATGTTTCCTAAAATAATTAAGATTAAGAAGAGAGGTCTTCATAGAGATGAAATTAGTCTTCAATACAGAGTTTTTAATAGAACACCAGATCTTATAGAGTTTTGGGAAAAGAAAATAGGAATAGATTGGACAGATGATATGGAAGTCTGGACTGGATGGGATGAAACAAATGAAATATTAAATATTACAAAAATTAAAGAAGAAAATTATGAAAAAAGCAATTAAGTTACTAGAAAATCACCCTTTAACAAAAAAAAAGGTGCAATCTTGGTTTCTTCAAAATCTATTGAAGACAATAAATGATGAGATGCCAGAAGAATTTAAAGAATTTGTTAGGTCACAAACTATTGACGATGATAAGTTAGCAACGCTTGTTGTAGAATCACCACGTGGTTTCTTTGATATTTTTGATATTAATGATATATACATAAATATAAACTATGAAGAAGGAGGTTTTACTTGGCGTATTATTGAACCTTTACAGCTTAATCTACCTAGTAATTCTGCTAAGGATAGAAGAGATGCAGAAAGTAAAGCTATATATAAAGCTTTTGAAATATTAGAAAAGAAACTAACACCTAAAAAAGATGTACCAAAAACAAAAGAAAAAAGTAAAAAAAAGTAGGTCAATACTAATAATTGTACTAGATTTGTTATCCTCAAATTTGATAAGCAAGACAGAGGCAAAAAAACTTCTGTCCAAACGCAAGTCAACTGCATTTAATGGATGGGTTACAAACAGTACATATAACACAAACATTCATTATGAGAACAACTGAAGAATTTAACGGAGTACACCACCTTATCATTGATGGGGCAGGACTAGGTATTGAGATACCTCAAGTAGTAGCATTTATTAATCACGTAATCGATGATCTTTCTAAAATAGAAGGATTTAGACTTACAGAAATATCTACTTTTAGAGGAATTCCTAGAGTTCAATCTAACTTAACAGAGATATTGCCTTGGGTTGGACATCTTGTACACGAAGAGTTAGAAGAAAAACTGTCTATTATAATGAAAGTAGAGTTTGAGGTAGAAGCTAGACTGAAGTCACTTAACTTAGATATAAATGGAAAATCTTTAATCAATGAATAAAAACATTTTTAAAACAAGAACAAACATACTACCTTACGAGTATCCACAATTATTAGCTTACAAAGATGCTATTCGACATTCTTACTGGATAGACACAGAATTCAACTTTACAGAAGACATCCAAGACTTTAAAATAACTATTACACCGGCAGAAAGGGATGTTATTAAAAAAACCATGCTTGCTATTGCACAGATAGAAGTTAATGTCAAAACATTTTGGGCTGATATGTACAAACGTATGCCTATTACTGAAGTAGGAGATGTGGGAATGACATTTGCTGAATCAGAAGTTAGACATAAAGATGCTTATGCTAGACTGCTTAGAATACTAGGACTTGAAAAAGAATTTCAAAGTGTTATTGAAGTGCCTGCTATTGCAGGTAGACTTAAATACTTGAAAAAGTACCTAGATGGTACACGTTCTAGAGATGACAAGATGTATACTAAGTCTGTTTTACTGTTCTCTTTATTTATAGAACACGTAAGTCTGTTTAGTCAGTTCTTAATTATGATGAGTTTTAATAAGGAAAAGAATGTCTTTAAAGGTATATCTAACGTTGTAGAGGCTACTAGTAAAGAAGAAGAGATACACGGTAACTTTGGAGCTGAGATTATCAACATCATCAAGAAAGAAAATCCTGAGTGGTTTGATGAAGAGTTTGAAGAACTGATCTATTCTGCTTGCAAGAAAGCTTATGCTGCTGAATGCGGTATACTAGATTGGATATTTGAAAAAGGTGAACTAAAGTTTCTATCTAAGGAAACTATTCAGAACTTTATAAAGAACAGATTTAATAATTCTTTAGAGAAGATAGGTATGAAATCAATATTTGAAGTTGACTCAGAACTATTAAAGTGCACTGAATGGTTTGATATAGAGATACTAGGAACCAAAGAAGGAGACTTCTTTTACAAAAAGAGTGTAGATTATAACAAGAAAAGCAAAAGCATTACAGAAGATGATCTTTTTTAAATTATGAAAAACAAAATAAAATTTTGAAAAACAAAACCAATGGAATATAATAAATACTACTGGCTGAATGAGGACAGCCGTACATTTTTATCAAGAGGGTATATTACAGAAACCCCTGAACAAAGAATCAAAGACATTTCTATTAAAGCAGAAAAGTATTTGAACATGAAAGGCTTTGCAGAAAAGTTTGAGAACTATATGGCCAAAGGGTATTACTCTTTATCAACGCCAGTGTGGATTAACTTTGGTAAAGCAAAAGGTCTGCCTATTAGTTGTTATGGATCTAATATAGATGATAATTTAGATAGTATATTAAACGCAGGCCGTGAGATAGGTATGATGTCTAAGTACGGAGGTGGGACCTCTGCTTACTTGGGTAACATTAGACCTAGAGGTACAGAAATTTCAACTGGAGGCTTTGCAGATGGACCAGTGCACTATGCTAAGATATATGACACTGTAGTAGATGTATGTAAGCAATCTGAAGCAAGACGTGGAGCATGTGCAGTTTACTTACCTGTAGAACATGATGACATCTTAGAGTTCTTAGATATTGGAACAGACGGTAATCCTATTCAGAATCTTCAATATGGTGTCACAGTTAGTGATGTTTGGATGAAAGAAATGAAGGAAGGAGACAAAGCTAAACGTAAAGTTTGGGCTAAGGTTATTCAGAACAGAAGTGAAATTGGTTTTCCATACATAATGTTTAAAGATAACTCTAACAATAATTCTCCTTATAAAGACTTAGGTATGGAAATTACAGCATCTAATCTTTGTTCTGAAATACAATTACCTACTGATAGCTATAATTCGTTTGTATGTTGCTTAGGTTCTATAAATGTATTACACTGGGATGAGATTAGAGAAACAGATGCTATACAAACATATGTATACTTTCTTAATGCAGTGATGGATGAGTTTATTGTTAAGTCTGAAACAATGCCAGGTATGAAAAGAGCTAATAACTTTGCAAAAGAACACAGAGCTATTGGTCTAGGCGTTCTTGGATATCATTCGTTATTTCAATCTAAGCTTATTGAGTTTGACTCAATTGAAGCTAAAGGTTTAAATGCTCAGATTTTTAGTACTATAAAAGACAGGAGTGAAATAGCTTCAAGAAAGTTACATAAAGAATACGGTTATAGATCTCTTAGAGGAGGTTATGCTAATACAACACTTATAGCTATAGCTCCTACTAAGTCTAGTTCGTTTATACTTGGTCAAGTATCTATGGGTATAGAGCCTATTAAGTCTAACTACTTTATTAAGGATCTTGCTAAGTCTAAGACAGTGTATAAGAATCCTTATTTAGAAGCTGAATTAGAAAAGTATGGAATGAATACTGATAAAATATGGAAGTCTATCCTTAAGAAAGACGGAAGTGTGCAGCATTTAGGTTTTCCAACTCAAGCTGTCTTTAAGTCTTTTGTAGAAATATCTCCTAAAGAAATTGTATTACAGGCAGCACAAAGACAAAAATACATTGATCAATCACAGTCATTAAACCTAATGATTGACCCATCAGTATCAGCTAAGGATATAAACAAACTATATATCTATGCTCATGAAGAAGGGGTAAAAACACTATATTATCAGTTTAGTAAAAGCAGCGCTCAGGACTTTGCACGTAACATTTTAGAATGTTCGAGTTGTGAAGGATAATTAACTTAGTTAAAAAAATAATCAATAATGTTAGAATAGTTTGTGTACTGTCAGATAGTATTCCTATATTTGACATGAAAAGAGGTGGAAGGGTCCACTTTACACACAAACAACCCTTAATGAAAGGAGGACCCTGTTGTGGTTTTCTGATTATTTGAATTAAGTATTTTCTGTTCTGTTTTTTAATTGTTGAGATAAGCCTTGGAGAAATCCAGGGCTTTTTTCGTCAATAATTTAACATAAATTTCGTATATTTACACATAACAATTAAACAATTAAATATGGCAAAAAAAGTCACAAAAGCGACAGATGGTGCAAACTCATTCGAGGATGCATTAGAAAGATTAAACAAGCAATACGGTAAAGGTACTGTATTGTCATTAGGAAGTAAGTCTGAAGGGACGTACGATGCAATTAGTACAGGATCAATAGGTTTTGACTGGAGAACATTGGGCGTAGGAGGATTTGTAAAAGGTAAAATGTATGAACTCATGGGTTGGGAGGGTACAGGTAAGTCTACTATATGTGGACATGCTGTAGCCAGTTGCCAATCTAAAGGAGGTAAAGTGGTATATATTGACGGTGAACATGCTGTTGATACAAATTACTTTAATTCATTAGGTGTGGATACTAACACTATGATGATTGCACAACCTTCTTGCGGTGAAGAGGGTTTCAACATTGCAGTAGAGTTAATGCAAACAGGTGATGTAGATCTAATCATTATAGATTCTGATTCATCACTTATACCTAAAGCAGTATTAGATGGTGCTGTTGGTGAGCATGCAATAGGTAAGAAAGCACGACTTAACAGTAGTGCATATCCTAAGATTAAATCTATGGCACATAATACTAAGACATGTGTTATAGTAGTATCTCAATACCGAGAGAAGATAGGTGTTATGTTTGGTAACCCTACAACTACACAAGGTGGACATGCACTAAAGTTTTATTCTGATGTAAGAATAGAAGTTAGTAGGTCATTAGCTAAAGAAGCTGGAGAAGTGTATGGTAATATTACTAAAGTGAGAGCCATAAAGAATAAAATGAATCCTCCTTATGTATTATCAGACTTTGAAGTTCTATATGGTGTAGGTATCGACAAAGTAGGAGAAATGATGCAATTACTTAATGACTATGAGTTAGGTAGAAAGTATGGTAAAACTATGACAGTTGATGGTGTTAAGCATGATCTTGAAGAATTTAAAGATATGGTTCGTAACGATCAAGAGTTTTACGATAGTCTTAAGAATAAGATTATAAATGCAATTAAAGGTACAGAAGACTCAAATGAAGAAGTTGCCCCTTTAGAAATTATAGAAAATGACGAAAGAATGAATGTAATAGGTCAGAACGGTAATGATGGTATTCATTATAATAAAGCAAAATCTATGGAAGTTGTTGGTCCTAAAACATTATCTCCAGATTTATTTGATACATCCGAACTGTGAAATGTATAATCTGTGGAAAGAATTCAGAATCTGAATATTGTTTTCAACATAAGAGAAGAAAGCCGCTAGCTGTACAAGCCACTACTCATGCAGCAAATAGGCCTAAACGAACCCTTAGATCACATAAATCTAAGGGGGAGTCTTCTCCTAATGAAGACCATTTATTCTTTAAAAAAATATGGAAGGAAAGACCACATAATTCTGAATTAAGTAATGACTATTTAGGATCTGAAGCACTTAGTATTTATTTTCACCACATATTACCTAAAAATAAATATCCTGATATTAGGATGGATGAGGAAAATATTATACTTTTGACAGTTGACGAACATGCTAATGTAGAGAGTGATATCTACAAGTATGATGAAATTAATAAAAGACGTAACCACTTATTAAAAAAACATAATCTCTTATGATTGAAGTATTAAAATTTAGCGCCACTTGGTGTGGGCCTTGTAAAATGTTGTCTAAAGTATTAGAAGACGTAGAGGGTATCACAAATGTAGACATAGATACAGAGATGGAAATAGCAAGAGAGAATAAAGTTAGAAGTGTTCCTACTATTGTCTTTAAAAAAGACGGTAAAGAAGAACATCGACAAGTAGGTCTAATGTCTAAAAGTCAATACGATGAAATATTAAATAAATTATCTAATTAAAAACCAAAAATAATGAATCAATTTTTTTACACAAGAAAAGAAGCTATTGAGGATACAGAACCTGTAGAATATGCAGAGTTCACCGATAGCATTAACTTAAATAAAGTAATCAGAAGTGTACAAACATCATCTGATATGCGTGTAGTGCTCTTAGATGACATGCATGAGCGTGTTACAGAAGTGCCTAACATTAACACCAAAACCAATAAAGTAATTGGTACAAAAAAGAAAGTTGAAGTGTTTCAAACAGAAGCTTATCTAACTGGTGACGATAAAATAAGATTTGAAAAACTAACAAATATAGAATTATGAAAAAACCATACAGCAAGCTTTTAGGCAACCGTGTATACGTAGAAGTACCTGAAAGAAAGAAAAGTAAACTTGAAGTAGATGCTAACACTAAAGAAGCTCTACAAAGAGAAATGTTAAAGAAAATGTCTAGACTAAAAGTTTATGATGTTGGAGATCTAGTAACAACATTCAAAGAAGGAGACGAAGTGTTAGTAGACCCAGGGAAATTAAAAGACGCACTCTTAATTCCCCTTACAGATGATCAAGAAGTTTTACTTCTTTCTCCATTTGACATTATCCATGTTTGGTAATGAGTTATGAAATAATATCAGGAACAGAGGCAGCTCATGTTATAGAAAACAAAGAGTTGCCTTTTATTTCTTGTAAGTGTATAACTTATGGAAGAACAGATTTATTAGTAGAATCTTTACATAGTTTCCTACTTCAGGACTATCCAAAAGATAAGTGCGAGCTAATAATAGTCAATGATTACCCTCTTCAGAAGTTACACTATCCTCATCCACAAGTCACAATATATAATCTTGATGAAACTTTTTCTCTTATAGGTGAGAAAGAGAACTATGCTATTGAAAGATGCAAAGGGGAACTTATTGCTGTATGGGATGATGATGATGTGGCCTTACCTAATCATCTAAACAACGTAGCTAGACACTGGAAGAAGGATACTAATATTATTCACTGGGAAACAGGTGTGTTCTACAATGAGCCATCTATTACAGCTATAAGTGGTGTAGGTAACTCTGGTATTGTATATAGTAAAGATGTATGGGAAAGAATAGGTAAAAGTCCTCTAGAGAACGCAGGAGGTGACATGACCTTAACTAATAGAATCCATGCTTTAGGTGGTAAAGTAGATGTTAAGATGCCAGATAGTGAAGCTTCGTGGTTTTATATGTGGGGAGGTAGAGGTTATCATCAATCCGGTATGGGTACAGATGATGGATCAAGACCTGATATCATTAAACGTCATAGTGCTCATGTAGAATCACAGCGTAAAGCTGGTAAGATACCTACAGGTGATATACATTTAGTGCCTTCATGGAAACAGGATTATAAACAAATGCTAAAAGATTATGTCAGCTCTAGTTGAGTTTATTATTCCTACATATAATAGGCATGAGCCTTTAATCTGCATGCTAACTTCTCTTACAGCTCAAACAGATGCTGACTGGAGCGCTCATGTGGTTATAGATGATACAGAAAGTGAAAGAATATCTGATATAGTAAAGAGTTTCAATGACCCTAGAATATATTGCACCTTTATGGATAAGCGGTATAATGATTGGGGACATACATTAAGGGAGCGTGGTAAACAAATGTCAGATGCTCAATATATAATAATGACTGGAGATGATAACTACTATACACCAAACTTTGTTGCTGAATTACGAACAGCAACAGCTAACTCTCCTGGGTTTATTTATTGGGATATGGTACACTCTCATTATAATTATGAATACTTTAAATGTCATCCTCACACTAATCAAATAGACATGGGAGCTTTTGCTACTAGAAGAGACTTAGCTCAGCAAATAGATCTTGGGGTACAATATGATGCTGACGGTTGGTTTGTAGAACAGTTTAAAAAGAAGTTTACAGAAGAAGAAATGTTTAAAATAAATAAAGTTTTATTTGTACACAACTAGCAAAATAAAGGCACTACTAATTAATAGGAATCTTTTGACTACTCTTAAAAATACATTAGAGTTCTTAAGAAAAGAGCCTAGAGTAGAGATTCATATACTTGATCAAGAATCTACCTATCCTCCATTGTTAGAATTTTATAAAACAATTACTGAAGAAATTCACTATGCAAAGAATGAGGGTCCTTACTCAGCATGGGCTTCTAAGTATAAACATTTACGTAAAGGTTATTTTATTGTAGCGGATACAGATTGTATATATGATAATGTTCCTGACGACTGGTTAGATGTAATGTTACATGCTATAAACCAACCAGGTTCCCCTAAAATAGGGTTCTCATTAGAAATAGAAGACTTACCCAATACAGATATAGGTAAACAATCATATGCACATGAGGCTAAATACTGGGAGAATAAAATTGATTTGGGATGGAATGCTCATGTAGATACTACATTTGCATTATATAGAGCTAATATGCCATTTTCTTATGATGCAATAAGATTAGACAGACCTTATTGCATACAGCACAGACCTTGGTATATAGATGATTGTTGTATACCTGAAGAGTGGAAGTATTATTTAGAACATGCGTCTAACGTATCAACTTGGAAAAGAAGATTATTAAAAAAATAGTATATGAGTATGAGTCCAGAAAACCCAAAAGATGAAATGTTAAGATTGTCTGTGTGCATGTTACTGTTACTTATTACGTATGTAATATGGAACAGTCTTTACAAGTTCATGTTTTGTATGTGATATTACTTACAACCTGACTTACACTTACGTGTCTTGCTACCTTTCTTAGCAAACCCTATCTTATTACGAACAGCTTTAGGAAGAGATCTCATTCCCTTTCCTTTTGAACCTGCTGGTGCCTTTTTAAGAGTAGAACCAGACTTAGCCATTTTTACTTTAGCTCCAGACTTGGCTTTCTTAGCTCCACCTGATTTATATTTACGCATCATAATTGTATAATTTGAGTGTTAACATTTCCACCTTCTTCTAGCTTGTCTTATTCTAGAATTAGGATCATTTTTAGTCTTTGCAGAACTTTTCTTTAACTGTCCCAAGCTTCTTGCACAATAAGACTTACGTCTTTTTGCTGACTTGCTTCCCTTTTTAACTTTTCCTGTTACTGCAGTCTTGAGTTTACTGCCAGGATTAGCCTTCCTGTATGCCTTGACTCCTTTTTTAGTCATACCAGCACCAGACTTAGTCTTTCTATAGTTACCACCTTTACCAGTGGTCTTACGAATTGCTTTTGTTTTCTTTCGAGCCATAATTATTTCTTGCGACCTTTAGCCATTTTTTTAAATGTCTTTGCAAGAGCTTTAGCTCTACCAGTACAACCTTTCTTAGTGATTGGTGTGCATTTTCCTTTAGTCCCTCTTTTCTTGATAGACTTATTTACACCTTGTATCCAGTTTTTACTCTTAGTGCCTTTTTTAGCTTTTTTTAATGTGGGCATGATCAACGGTGTTTACTTGTAGGTGAGAACCATCACAGTAACCATTGGGATCTTGACTTTGTCCACATGAACATTGTGAGGCTGTTGTAGTACAATAATTATTATCTTTCATAATTTATTTTCTCTTGCCCCTCTTACTCTTAGCTTTAATCTTTTTTTCCTGCTTTAACATAGCTTTAGTGGGCTTTTTACCACTACCTTTATTCGCACGGATGTTATCCCATAGCCCTCTTTTGCTATAGGATCCATCCTTACGTTTAATCATCTTCTTCCCTCCCTTAGCTTTTTTTACAGGCATAAGTTCTTAAGTTTTGATTGTTTTTTACTTTACTGCTTCCAATGTAGGAGCAGGTGCTGGTGTTTCTTCTTCTAGTGCTTCTATAATTACACCTTCTTTAACACCGTCTTTCATAATGCTTTCAATAACATCATTAGTTTGTTGCATTAACATGAATTTACCAGCCTCTTCTGTTCCCAGATAAGATCTGACCATGTTTAATATTAAACCGAACTGTTGTCCAGTTATTTGAAATTTGTCTTCAGGTTTCCAAGTGTACCTGCTGTTAGGATTGTAATCTGCCATTTTATTTGGTTTTAAAAGTTATTATAGCTACAAATGTACATTATTTTTAATCTTCATGCAAATTTATTCTGAAAACTATTGTCCCTGAAGACTTAATGCTTTTAGATAAATCTAGTCTAATTTTAAAGATGTTATGCAGCTTTAATATTTCTTTTAATAAAGACTCTCCGTACTTAGGAACACTAGGTGCTAGCCTAAATATGTATGAGTCATTGCTCTTAGTAATTTGCATACTAGAGTATTCGTCAATTGAATCAATCACACCTTCTAGATGAGCAAAATATACTTTTTCATTCTCAAGCAGAATTGATGGAAAGAACTTTCTTTGTATCTCCATTGTGTGATATATACATAACTCAAGGACCTTAATTAGATCCTTGAGATATATAGGTTAATTTAGTTTATGCACATAAATTTGTTGCTGTAACAACTCCACTTATAGAAATCTGGACATTCCAGTCTTGCCCATCTGGCGCTTCTACTCTGTGATATGTACCACTTCCGTCAAAAGGATTTAATCCAGCTGCGTCATTATATACAATATCTCCAACTGCTATCACATTTACTGTAGCTAGTTTTAAATACACTACTGTATCTAGAGTTAATGCACATGCATCAGCTGCATCTGAAGCAGATGATACCTGACCTGCAGGATATGATATTACTGTTGTTGTGGTAGTGGGATTACAACATTCGTATGCTGTTATTTCCTGCCAGTTTCCTACTTTTGGTATTTTCCTACGTAAGATTAAGCTACCTGCTACTACTCTGCCAGATCCATCGAATCTAACAAAAGCTTTTAATGGACGTTTGTCTATGCTTCCCATTTGTTTATATTTAAAGGGTTAGTAAATTAGGTTATATTTAATTTTTAATTCATTCAATTTTTTAGCATAGTAACCAGTACAATGCTTCATACTTTTTTCGTTGTTTAACACAACATCTAAGTGAGGATCAGTCATAGGATTAGTCCCTGAGTGATATTTACCTTTATAAAAACAAGGATATCCACCTTGTTCTGTTGCTACAATGCCAGCATTGTGGTATATAGGATGTGTCTCCAATTTAGTTAATGGATCTGGGCCCCAAGCAAATCCCATTTCTGGTATTACTTTAGTTTCTTGATCTTTTACCCAAAGATTCCATAATACAGACCACATATCTGCACACCAACTTTGATAACCAGCATTTTCATCTTTAAAGAATTCTCTATTTATTTTTTGAAGGTAGGTTCTGATTAATATACAATCATTCATAACCTTACTCCAAAAAGAAACATCTACATTTTTAAGAAGATACTGAGCACCTCCTGAGTTTTCATTATTATCTTCAGCAAGTTGTCTACTTATGCCTATTACACTTCCTATTTCAGAAAGCACATCTCTAGCTTTATACTCTTCTAACTTTTCAGGTAAAACCTGATGCACTTTACTATCAAAATACTGAGCGTTTATGTAACTATTAGTATCTGAAAGATAACATACATCATCTTGTATGTATTCATCAATATTAAATTTATCTGTCCAAAGTATATCAGAATCACAGTAAAATACAGCATGTTCTGACATTTCTGGACGGTCTGACCAGTATTTCCAAAGTAACCAAGGTCTTAGTACAGGTATATAAATACCAATAAGATTAGATAGATCACCTTGTTCATCTTTATAGAAATTAAACTCAGCTTCTGGATACAGTTTTGTTATCTGATCCCATTTATCATTAAAGAGTCTTTTCTGTGGTGTATAGACTAATACGATTGCATTGTGTATTTGTCCTATTTCTTTTAAGCTCTCTAACCACATGTGAACTTGCCATGTATAGTAAGTGTCGTCTGGTTGAGCACAGATAAATTTTAAATCTTTCATTATGTAGTTGTTGGTTTATGTTTACTATTACGGTGCTGCTGTTGTTGTAGTGGTGGTGGTGTTTTGTGCACCAGTCACCTGAATCAATCGCTCTAATTGCTTTGAAATATTCCAAAGAAGAACTTCTACTTGTCCCCAGCCTTGCTGTCTTGGTGGTATTGCCATGATATATGTTTTTATAATACAAAAATATGAATATTCCCAGACTTATCTAAGTATCGTTATAAATTAAAATAATTAAGTAGGTTAAAACAGTTCTAACTTTTTTTGTTAGAATATTTTATATTGAAATACAAAACCGTAACCTCCTGGATTTTCAGGTTGGGCAAATACTCTTGCCCCTAATGTAAACTTACCTATATCTACAGTTGTTTGAATATATAGTATAGGATTCATTAAAGATGCTTGAAATGTCTGAATACCCACATAACCGTCTAGAGTTATTGGCTTCTTTGCATTTATTATATCTTCTTGCACTGCTATGTAATCTTCTTGCGTTGATATTATTGCATCTTTTGAATACAATAAGTTAGTCAATTCACTACTTTTTTTTAAAAGTATAGCTATTCTATTGTTTGACTCAGTAAAAGATTGTTTTAAAAAGTCATAATGTACAAGATCTTTAACTACTCTTCTAGCTTGATCCTCACTTAATGTTACAACAGAGTCATTCTTTTGGATACTTATCTGTGAAAAACTGCTGAAGCTTACTAACAGGCAAGCTATCAACCACTTTAATTTGTACATATTCTTTTTGTTTGATGGTTTTTATCTTTGTAATCACTTCTTGATCTACATTAGATAGACTATCAATTTTTAGTTGTATTTCAACACCTTTAGTTTTATGTTTATCTATCTTTTGTCTAAGTTCTTTAATCTGTTCTTTGTGTGAGATTAATTCTTCTTGAGACTTATACTGTATAAGAATTAGAACAAGTATAATAAGTACACTGAACCATTGCTTTTTAAAAAATCGTATTATATCAAGTAGTACTATCACTTTTTAAATTGTTCTATTATATCTTTATACTCCTCTGCCACTACAAAGCTTGGACATGCTTTGTTTGAAAATTCATTATGTCCATGTAAGGTTGCTCCCTCATAAGAGCACATTAGCATCTTAATAAGGATTTCAAGAGAAACTTCTTGTTCTGTTGTTCTAGTGTCTTCAGGTAGAAAACCTTCTTTATCCATACCTCCAATGTAACAAATTCCAACACTGTTTTTATTTTCTCCACGAACGTGAGCACCTTGTACATTTAATTCTCTACCCTTGTGTATACTTCCATCGATATAAATTAAGTAGTGGTAACCAATGTCTTTCCAACCCCTACCTTCAACATGCCATCTTCTAATTTCCTCAACATCAAAGTGTTTACCTTTACGTGTTGCTGAACAATGTACAATAATTTTATCAATTTTTCGCACTATTTCTTTAATTTAAATAACCTTTCAACAATGTCACTAACCCCTTGAATTGATATGTATGTCGTAGCAACTATCACCCAATCAGTAGAAGTTAATACACCTGAGAACAGTGCAGAAGAAGCTACAACAAAAACTGTAAGCTTTCTACTAATCCATTTTTTTAAGATATTATCTAGTTTTTCTTTAGTACTCATGTTATTTTATTTTAGAATAGAAGTTTATAACGTATTGAGCTATAAAAGCCACAGCAGTAATTATTCCAACAGTCCAAGAGAATTTCTTTTTAAACTCTTCTTGAGCGATTAGTTGCTCTTCTAATATTTTAATTTTATCTTTAAGTTCTTCAATGTCACTAACAAACCCACCAGCTTTGGTTAATGAGTTTCCTAATATTGCATCCACAACTTGAGATAGTTTTGTGTCGATAGAGGTCATCTTGTCCTCTAGATCGGATAATCTTTGATCCATGCTGTGTAATTCAGTTTTAACTTGTTGTTGAAAAGTTGTTGTAGACATTTATTATTTGTATTAAGTTAACATACAAATCTTCTGAGGGGAATAAGAAGTTTATGCAGAGTAGCATTGTGTAATATACAAATATAAGAACTCTTTCTAACATAGGAAAATATATGACAGAAACATCATGCATAATATAGCATAAAGTAAAATTTATTTTTATATATTTGTTATTAAAATCAAATAGTATGCCATATAGCTTTGAGTTTTTTAAGAATGATGTTACTAACTGGGTAAAAGATAACATTCCAACACACAAAAGAGTACTTGATGTAGGTCCTGGAGTTGGAACTTACTCAAACTTACTTCGTGAATCTGGCTATCACATAGATGCTGTAGAAATATATGAACCGTATATAGCTAAGTATGACCTTCTTGAGAAGTATGATAACGTATATGTAGAAGACATATTAAACTTTAGTATAAAAGATTATGACTTTATTATTCTAGGAGATGTTTTAGAACACATACCTGAGAAAGAAGCGGTCGATCTAATTGAAAAAATAATTGATTTAGGAAAAGAATGTTTAGTAGCTGTTCCTTATAAAATGGAACAAGGTGAGCATGAAGGTAACATTTATGAAACACATCACCAAGTTGACTTAACTCCTGAGGTAATGAAAAGTCGATACCCTAAACTTGTTTCTATATACTCTAATCAATACTATGGATACTATATTTATAAAAAGGAGAAGATGGAAAAGGCATATGTTTTATATGCAAATAGTTCATATTATCATACTGTATCTGCTGCAGTTAAGTCTATAAATCAAGTTAGTAAACTTCCTGTTATAGTATATCTATTAAATGATAATCGAGACGTAGAAGGTGCTACAATTACACATAAATGGACATATACAGGATCCACTATTAAACAAACTGACTACATAGATCGTAACGATAGTAGAGTGTACAAGTTACTTATTCAAAGGCCGTCTATTGTTAAACATGCTTTAAATAATTATGCTGACACTATTGCGTACATTGACTCAGATACAGTAGTCACCCCTTATATAGATTCAATATTTAGCTATTTTCCTAATACATCCAGTAACCCATATTTTGTAAAAGGTATATATGATTATCTATTTATTAATAGAAGAGGAGGAGTAGAAACAAAAGAAGAGTTACATAAAAGTTTAGAGCATCCAGCATGTGAGTTATTTGGCATAGATCAATCTAATCGATCATCTTACCATCAAACAGGCTATTTCGTAGCATCAAATCTTTGTATGGATTTCTTAGATGAATGGGAGTGGATGTGCAATCACCCCAAAGTGTTAAAGAACCCTCAATACTATGCACCATATCATGAAGAAACCTTAGCTAATATATTACTTTGGCATCATGGAATTACTGAAGGTTTACCTTATATGTACATGAACTATAGCAAATTTGTAGATACACATGATTTACCTTTTACTGGAGAGACTCAATACTTAGATGAGTGGGTAAGGTTACCTGCTAAAAAAGAAGAACTATTAGCATTACATGGAGAAAAGCGTCCAAAGTTTATGGAAGCAACAATGAATCAATTTAAACGTAGGATTTTATTTTTAGCACCCCATCTTTCTACTGGTGGCATGCCTGCATTTCTTTTAAAGAGAATAGAAGCACTCAAATATGAATACGAGATCTTTGTAGTAGAACATAAAAATTATAGCAATGACTATGTTGTACAAAAGAATAAAATAAAAGATATTGTTTCAAACTTAAAAGATTTCACTAGAACAAAGCCATCAGATAGAGAAGAAATTGATGTTAACAATGTTGTAAATAATTCGCTAAAAATTATCCACAACAAGTTGAAGTATAATTTCGATGTAAAAGTTTGCTATGGCAATATCCCTAATATTCATGGTAACAAAAATGAGCTTTCACAAGTTATTTTGAATCTCGTTATTAATGCTACACAAGCAATAGAAAATAAGCGTGGAAAAATAGAAATAAATACTCAGTTCGATGGTAAGGATGTGCAAATTTCTGTTGCCGACAATGGTACGGGTATAAAACCAGACGTTATAGAAAGAATATTCAATCCGTTTTTTACCGATAAGCCCG